GCTTTCTTGGCTGGTGATGGCACGACCAAGCCACGCGGTATCCGTACCCGCAAGACTGCTTTGCCAGCAAGCCAAAAGATCAACATGGGGGCTAACCTTGCAGCGCTTAACTACGACGTTGTCAAGAAAGCTTACCGTGCTATGCCTCTTGGCTACCGCCGCAACGCTTTCTGGGTTGGTAACACTAACTTGGTTACGCAGCTTGACACCGTTAAGGACGGCCAGGGCCGCTACATCTACAGCCAGGACGTTCGCGATGGTCTGCCATACGACAAGCTGCTTGGCTTGCCATTCGTAGAGGTTGACGCAACCGCTATGAACTTTGACGAGCTGTGGCTTGTGAACAAAAACTGTTTCTGGATCACCGACGTTGCTGGTATCCGCATTGACTTTGGCTTTGCGACTGGCGACTTTGAGAGTGGCCGCAACAGCCTCCGTGTGATGAAGCGAACAGGCGCAAGCCCGCTGATCACTGACGGGTTCGTTATGGCTAGCGTGAATGGTGCTTAATTAAAAGAAAGGACATACTAAATGGCACACATCGTATTTACTGAATGTTTGGACGTTTACGTACCAGGTGACCACCTGTACCACGTAACCCAAAAGAAACTTGACTACCTGGACATGCTGACAAAGGTTTACTTTGACGGCGAGCCACGGTATAAGATCGTCGAGACTCACGAGCAAGAGGAAGCCCGCGAACAGGCTGCCTACATTGCCGAGAACAAAGACGCTTGGCAAGTTGAAAAGGACGCGCTGATTGCCCGCTACAAGGCTGGTGACCAGTACGCCGCTCGCGAGTGGGAGCTGTCCGCATTTGCTGATGAGCCAGAGTTTCCATACGAGAAGGTACTCACCGAGATGGAAGCAGAAGAGAAGGCAAAGGCTGAAGCTGGAGCCGCTGGTAAAGACGAGCAGCCACCTGCTGAGGGTGCTGGCAAGGACAAGAAATAGCCAACAGGCTGTGACTTGCGAAGGGGATGGCCTGGAGGCTGTCCCCTTTTCTGTTTATAGGAGATAATAAAGCTATGGCTATAGTTACATTAGACGAAATAAAGAAACAGCTGGGTATCACCGGCAACGATAGAGACGCTGAGCTACAAATGTACATCGACATGCTGCCACAGTGGCTGTATGACATTACAGGCGTGTGGTTCGGCTCACTAAAGACAGAGACAGAGATACAGGATTATAGGCCTGTGGTGTTTCTGGACAACGTATACATCAAAGAGGTGCCAAAGATCAAGCAAGGTAGGATTACCGACGAGACCACAGAGGACAGTCTGAGCGAGGTGCACGGCTACAGTGTAGACAATAAGACCGGCCGCGTCACACTGTCTACGACAGGATACAAAGACCAATACGAGCGCACAGACTACGACCAACTCCATATTACTTACACGTATGGGCTTGAGGACGTGCCAGCAGCCGTGAAGATGGCGGCTATCCTTATGGTGCGCGGCATGGCTAATGAGATTAGCAGCGGTGGCACTACAGTCACATCTGAGCGTGTTGGTAACTACCAGAAGACCTACAGCGTATCAAAGAAAGAGCAAACGCTGTTAGCGCCGTTCGTGAGGTTTCTCGTATGATTAGCGCCAACATGCTACGTCATACCGTGACCGTTAAGCGCCTTATGAAGACGCAGGGGATGGTGCAGAAGACGCAGGCCGTTATGAGCGGCGTGCCATGCACTATTCTGCCTATGAGCCGTGAGAACAGCGTGGCGTACAATATCAGTGCCTACAAAGCCTTTGATATGTACACCAACACCGACAAGATCAAGGTAAACGACACTGTGACTGATCAGGCTGGGCGCAACTACGCCGTCAAAGCGCTAAACCCGTACGAGAACTTTGACAACGTAACACACTCACATTATGTGCTGGAGCTTGCCGCGTAATGGCCACCTACATCAAAGTTGATACTGGTAACGTACCGCAACTAGGCCGTAGATGGCGCGGAGAAGCCTCTGGAGCTGTCCAGCGCATCTTGGCTAATGGTTCAGTGATAGTGCAGCGATCGATGCGTAAAAACGCCCCTGTGGGCGTTACACAGCGTCTGGCTGGCAATATCCAGCGTACTGTTGGCAATGGAGAGGCGAAGATTACGCCATTGAGTAAGTACGCACCAGTGATCGAGAAGGGCCGCAAGCCTGGTAGCCGTATACCACCATGGAAAAACGAAGACTTTCAACGATGGGTGCGCGCCAAGCTAGGCAATGTGTCGCCATTCGTTGTCGCCCGCTCGATTGCTCGTAAGGGTACGAAGCCGCAGCCGTTTATCGAGAAGACGTACAAAGAGACAGAGCCACAGATACAAGAGTACGCAGCACGGGCTATAGCAAACGTAATAAGTAAGTTGGAGGCGTAACATGCAAAATAAGATCAGCAACAAACTAGTAGAGGTAGTAAAGGCTATCCGTGACGAAGACGGCAACCCTGTGTTTGCTGAGGTTGTAGACTACGACGACGGAGTCAATAAGTACCAGGGCTACCCTGCTGTGATGATCGTGCCAGACGACGCACCGGCCGAGCTTGGGCAAAACACTGAAGTGCACCGCCGTGAGGGCTTTAACGTCATTGCTATCATTCCTATGAATGAAGACGAGAGCAAGCGCGCAGAGGACTTTAAGAACATGCGCACGCTGTCTGGGCTTATTCGTGACGCTATCGACGACACGGTAGACCTAGACGGGCTACGCCACCGCGGTAAAGATCGTGTGCTAGGCGTTGTGCCAACGTCTGCCGGCTGGAGTGTAGCAACCGAGCCTGTGATGGCTTTAGTGGCTACTATCAATGTTATAGTGCGTTACGACCACTACACAGGTAACTAGTAAATTGTTTATAATCAGGTAGGAGTATGAACATGAACAATAACCAATCACCAAAACGTACCTACTTTAACCCCGAGACCGGCAAGACCGTTGAGGCCACGTCGGCACAAGAGGCGGCTTTGAGGTTCGACAATATGATCAATGAAACGTTTGATGAAGCTGAGCCAGTAGAGGCTGAGCCTGATACATCAGATGATAAAAGTAACACGGAGGCCAAATAATGGCAAATATCGACTTTATCGGTCGGCGTATTAGCTATGGTATCGCCAAGGAAGCTACGCGTGGCACAGCAGCTGCTACCGCGGCTCACTGGATACCCCACTTGAGCGCTGACCTACAAGACAAGCACGAAAGTGCACTTAACAACAGCGCCATGGGCGTGATCGACCTAAACAACGATGCCATCGTTACGCAGATTTGGAGCGAGGGCAAGATTGAGGGCAAGATCCAGGTAGAGAGCTTTGGGCTTATCCTGCTTGCAGCCCTTGGGCAAGTCACCAGCGCTGCCGGCGCAAAGGCTGGCACATTCAAGCATAACTTTACCCGACTTAACAGCAACCTGTCGCCAAGCTTGACTATCTTTGAAAAGTCACCAGCTGCCGACCTTAAGTACGAGCTGTCGTGCCTTAAGAGCCTTGAAATTGATATTGTCACTGGTGAGTACGTGAAGTACACCGCTGACTTTATCGGTCGCCGTGGTACGCCTGCTACAAGCACTGTCACGTTTGTGGAGTCTGAGGCTGAGTTTACCAGTAAGTATTGCCAGCTGAAGATGGCCGCTAACAAAGCCGGCCTTGCAGCAGCGCCACGTGTATCGATCAAGAGCGCAAAGGTGAAGATTGAGCGCAACACTGAGGCCTACTACGAAGCCGGTAGTGTCACGCCTGCTGAGATTCATAACAAAGCGTTTGATGTGAGTTTTGAGTGTGAGCGGCGCTACAGTGACAACACGCTTAAAGATGCATCGCTTAAAAACACCAAGTACGCACTCGAGCTTTCAATGGTAAACACCGACGACAAGATCGGTACAGCCAAGGATGAAAACCCATCGCTTAAGTTTACCTTGCCTGCTGTCGTTATCTCTGAGTGGGAGCGCGACCAAGGGCTTGATGACGTTGTTATGGAGAAGTTTACCGTGCAAGGCCTCTTCTCTGCTGCTAACGGCACGCAGATTGAGGCAGAGCTGGTGAACAGCACCGCAAGTTACTAATAAATCAAATAAGGAAAGGACACCAACCAATATGGGCCGTTTATCACAACAATTTGCAACCAAAGTAAGCCTAGCCATGCTAGCCGACAAGTACGGCAAGCTATGGAAAGATGCTTACATCGAGATTGCGCCACTAACCATGAAGCAGCTACCAGAGCTACGTAACTTTCAGGGTGAAGCTAGCGCAGACGGCGAGCTAACCGACGACCAGACAGCACAGTTGCTGCCTATGGTTAAAAAGGGTTTTGTGGGCGGCAAGATCGTCTTTAACGGTGAGCTAGTAGACGCAGAAGCTGACGACCTGGACGATTTGCCAGTGTCCGCAGCCTCGCAAGTGATTGTCGCGGCGGTTGGTGCTACTGACCCAAAATAGTTAGCGACTTGGAGCGCGTCATTTACTACGATAGGCCGGCGAAGGAAGCAGCCACATTGGACTTGCTAACTCGCCGGCGTTATCGTAAAGAGTTTGGGCTAACCGCCCAAGAGATGGACGACGAGCCGGTCGCAGAGGTTAATTACATGATGAAGATATTCTACCTTGAAGACAAGCGGAGCGAGTACGAGAATAAAAAGGCAATGCGCCAGAATAGCAGCGTAAACAACCATGGCTAATACTATACAGATCATTATCAAGGCACGAGACCAAGCCACCCAAGAGATGGATAGGGTTAGTGCCGCCTCTGGGAAGCTTAAAAAGCACCTAGAGCCTGTTGGTTCGGCCATGAAGCTTGTGGGCGCTGGTGCATTAGCTGCCGGTGTAGCCTCTGTGAAGATGGCCGGCGACTACGAGCAAGGCTTGAACATATTCAAATCAGTGTCTGGTGCCACAGCGCAGCAGATGGCCATGGTGGCCGCTAAAGCGCGTGAGTTGGGCCAAGACGCATCTTTGCCTGGTGTGAGTGCTAGAGACGCCGCAAACGCGATGACAGAGCTATCAAAGGCCGGTTTGTCGGTGAATGATACGCTTGCCGCATCAAAGGGTGTTATGTCGCTTGCTAAAGCGGGCCAGATTGACGTGGCAGACGCTGCTACTATCGCAGCACAAGCCCTAAACGCCTTTAAGCTGAAGGGAAGCGACGCCGGCAAGGTTGCTGACGTTCTTGCTAACGGCGCTAACGCCTCCGCTACAGATATTCGTGGCCTTTCTCTAGGCCTCCAGCAGTCTGCTGCTGTTGCTAGCCAGTTTGGCGTGTCATTAGAAGACACAGTGACCACACTTGGCTTATTCGCTAACCGTGGTATGCAAGGATCTGACGCCGGTACGTCGCTTAAGACGATGCTTATTAGCTTGGCTAACCCGAGCAAAAAGGCCGCTAACCTTATGCATGAGCTTGGTATAAATGCCTATGATGCTAGCGGTAAGTTCGTTGGTATGCGCCAGCTTGCCCAAAACCTCCAAAACGGGCTTAAAGGCCTATCTGAAGAGCAAAAGCAGCAAGCATTGGCCACCATCTTTGGTACTGACGCCTTCCGTGCGGCTGCCTTCCTGGCTGATTCAGCCGGCAAGTCATACGATGACATGTCAAAGGCTGTGGGCCGTTCTGGTGCTGCTATGGACTTGGCAAAGGCACAAAATAGCGGCTTTAACGGTGCGTTGGACAACTTGAAGAGCACGCTAGAGACTGTCGGTACTGATATTGGCATGAAGTTGCTGCCACCACTGACGAAGCTTATTAAAGAGCTTGCAAACTCTGGCATCATCGAAGCTTTTGGTGCGGCCCTTACGGCGCTTACACCTATTATCTCTTATGTCGCCTCCCTGTTTATAGCGATGAAAATCAATCAGGTTATAGGCTGGTTCGGTGGCCTCTTCGTCAAAGTTAAGGAAGCCGGCGGGGCTTTCAAGTACTTGGCCGGCATCATTAGTAAAAACCCAATCGGGCTCATCATAACTGCAATTGCCATTGTTATTCCGCTACTCATCGACCTTGAACAGCATTTTCATATCTTTAGTAACGCTGTTGAGTGGATCAAAAACGCCTGGAATGGTATGGTCGAGTGGTTTACTGGTATCTTTAACGGTATAGGCCAAGCACTGAGTAACGTGTGGCAGGCTATTACTACAGCCTTTAACAACGTGACCGCTTTCTTGCAAAACTGGGGCCCGACCATCCTTGCCATCATGTTCTGGCCGTTCTCGCTGCTTATCGGGCTTGTAATCACGTTTAAAGACCAGATTATGGCCGTGCTAAACGCCTTGTGGAGTGGTATATCGGCTGGATTCCAAGCTGTTACTGGCTTTATCCAAGCTGTTTTCCAAACCGCGTCTGCTGTTGTTATGGCTGTGTGGTCGCCTATCGCTGGCTTTTTCGGCGGTGTCTGGAATCAAATTCGGGGTATCTTCTCTGGTGTCGGTAATTTCTTTGGCGCTGTGTTCGGCTGGGCGGCTAATGCAGCATCTGGTGCATTAAACAGCATCATTGGCGTTGCTAGCGGCGTGTACAACGCTATTGCGAGCTTTTTCCGGCCAATCGGTACTGTAGCTGGTAACATGATTGGTGGTACTATCCGTGGCGTCGTCAACGGCATCATCGGCATGGTACAAAACGGCCTTAACAGCTTTATCAGTATGATCAACGGTGCGGCCGGCATCATCAACAAAATACCTGGCGTGCATATTCCTGGGATACCCCATATTGGCTTGCCTCGCCTGGCCTTTGGTGCGAAGAACTACGCCGGTGGTGTCACCTTGGTTGGAGAGCGTGGCCCTGAGCTGGTTAACCTTCCAAAGGGTGCTGATGTGTACACTGCTACACAGACCGCGAACGCTTTCCGGAATAGCCGAGGCGGTGGCGGCGGTGTTACAATACAACACATGGAAGTACACAACGACGTTGATGCGCACAATGTAATCGAGCAAATCGGCTGGAGGCTAGCAAGAGGATGATCATTAAACTAAACAACTTTGTAATAAACGATCGGGAGAGCAGATTTTACCTAGACACAGTAAAAGGTTTTGCCATTCCCGAGATTCGTACGAGTAGCGCCGTCTTGACTGAGAGAGACGGCGGCTACGTCGCCTCACAGTTCTACGGTATGCGCAAAGTATCTATACAAGGGCGTATATTCGGTGAAGATGAAGCGGAGCTAGAAGAGAAGCGCAAAGAGATTATGGCGGCTGTGCGGCAAAGATCAATCGCTATTGAGCTGATCACTAACGCTGGTAACTCGTACTTAGTAAATGGCCACCTGACAGATTCCGAGATGGACTTTGACCGGCTTATCAACAGTTCCGACTTTCGCTTTGAGTTTCTGTGTCCTGACCCTGTTATTTACGACAACACGGACGGTACAGCGCTATCTATACAAGTTGGCAAGCAGCGTGGCGGTGGCTACACCTTCCCGTATGTGCTACCTGTTAGCTGGCAGTCTGGTAGCGGCGAAGTTACAGCGCGTAACAACGGTAATACTCCAGTTAAGCCTGTGATCAAGTTTAAGGGCAGTATGACCGACCCGACACTGATTAATGTGACTACCGGCAAGCTCGTGCAATTGTCTGGCTTTAGCGCGCCTGAAGGTAGCGAGGTTGTCATTGATACGCGTACCCGCAGCGTATTGCTTAACGGCGGCAATATCTTTGACAAGCTGAGCGACCAAAGCACATTCTTTAGCTTGCAGCCTGGCGATAACGTATTTAGACTGGAGAGCGCAAGCGGTGCTGACACAGTAGTGGCTATCGTTGAGTGGCGTAACGGCTTTATGGGGGTATAGTATGGACTTTAAACACGGCAGCGATTACGCATTTGAGCTATGGCACAAGAATGGCAAGAAGCTCGCAGACATTACCCACCTCTGTAAAAACCGGCGCTACTCTACCGAACGCAACGAAGCTGACACTATCGAGTTTATGGTAGACTTACACGAGTTTGAGCGGTATTGTGCTGGCATTGGTACGCCTCCACAGTCGTTACTTTACCCGTTACAGACAGACGTACGAGTAAAGCGTAATGGTGTGTACATCGTAGGCGGCCAAGTTACATCTACGACAATCAAGATCGACCAAGAGGCTGATATTGAAGTACGTGTGACTGGCTATTTAAACATGCTTAAAGACCGTTTAGTAACTAATGAGTACCGCCAGACGGACGCAGCAGAGATTGCACTTGACCTTGTGCGCCGTGTCCAGAGCGATAGCGCTGGCGATATGGGCATTGAAGTGCCACACGACGGCCAATATATGACCGGCAAACTACGTGACCGTACATATAAGCGCGCTGACGTTAAAGATAAGATACTGAAGCTTACTAACCTTATTGATGGCAATTTTGACGTGAGGGTTACCCCTGACAAAAAGTTTTACACATTGCCTACCTTTGGCTCACCGCGTACCGACATTGAGTTTGTAGTGGGTGGCCCTGAGGGCAACGTGAAGAGCGCCACCATCGAACGTTCTGCTACCAGCGTTTACAACAAAATCTGGGGGCTTGGTTCCGGCTTTGGCGATGACCAGATCGTATCAGTGCAGAGTGACCCATTGAGTATCAACGCTTACTACACCCGCGAAAAGGTGGTGACGTTTAACAGTGTTAAAGAGCAAAGCACCCTAAACCAAAACACTGCCGCTGCTGTAGCCAAGTACTCTACCATGCTTGAGATTCCCAAGATCACCGTAACTGGGCGTGAGTTTGATACAAACTACATTAAGGTTGGTGACTACATACCTGTGCGTACAAGCGGCCACAGTATGATCGAGGGGTTAAATAAGGTATACCAAGTGCAAAAGATCGAGGTGCACCTGGATGACAACGGTTTTGAAGAGCAGATAGAAGTGTACTTAGACGACTTTACAGTACCGCAGATCCAAGAGGATCAAGACGATGACTAGACTTGATCGCTTATCTGAAAACACTTTGTATGAGGAGCTGAGACAACTCCAGGTCGACTTTAGAGAGTTAAAATATACACAGCCCACCTCTGGTAAGAGCGGTGTGCGCACCTATGAGAGCGAGACTGGCCGTACATGGGACTACGACGGCACGATACCTAACGGCTCACGAGAGATTACGGTAACGTTTACCGGCAACGGCTCGCAAACGCAGCCTATCGTAAACGGTTACATGTTTATGTATATGGGTATGATAAACCAGGACGCGTGGAGCTTTCCACAATATAGCTCGATACAGGGCGGCCTATACTATGAGGACAGCGACGGCGCTGCTGTAACTGTGCGCAAACTCATGGAGATTGACGAGTCACTAGCGGGTGATCCACTGAAGACACGATGGAAAACACTCATATTAAACACTGGTAACATCTGCCGCCTCCGCTTTAAAGTGCGTGTGCGCGGTACGTGTGCTGGTTATATAGAGGTAAGTGTAAAATGACAGTTGAGAGAATGAGCGAGCTGCCAGGCGAAAAGCTCGAGGCTTTATTGTCCGAACTAGAGAGGGAGATGGCAGAAATTAAAGAGTCACAGATAATCAGCGGTGACAACATGCGCTTTACTGAGAGCAGCACGAACGCTGTAGCTGACTGGCAAGGGCCGCTGCCTCGAGGTGGGCAGTTTGGTAATGCTGGGGCTAAATTCCTACACGTTACAGCAACCGCCAAACATAGCGAGGTATTATTTGCTGACATTATCTTTGAGGCGCGGTACCCTGACGGCACACTCGTATACGAGACGGATCAGAAGACAAAGCCGTTTGGCCAGTTCTTTAAGCGTATCATACAGCCCCTACCGCTTGTGTCTAACCGCACAAACCAGGTAGAGTGGCTGGTTGGCGTGACTGGCACAGCTGGGCAAACCGTGAGTATGAAAGTGTACATAGTAGCAAACGATAATGTAGAAGTAGGAGTGGTAGAGCATGTCTAGATTAGATATGATGACAGCCAACCGCCTTTACCAGCGCATCAACGCATTGCGACGATTCCGTGATGAGATAAAACTGGGGCAGCAAGGCTTTGGGAGTGATAGCGTGCGTACGAGCATCGTGCAGAGCGGCAATAGGTGGGATGTTGATTTAAGCGACGTGGGATTTAATGACCGAGTCATTGACGTTACATTTGTGCCCAAGGACGGCGACCGTGAGGAGCTACGCAGCCTCGTATACCGTCTTGTCGTCAAGTCTGAGACGCACGAAGCAGAAAGATCGGTAGATCATCATGTACAACGTTTACGCCCCGTAGACGGCACACAGCGCTGGCAGATCGTGTTAGACGGTAACAGGCGCAATAATGGCATATGGCGCGGTAAATTTTATATGTACGCTGCCGGTAGGGGCTCGCTGAAGATCAATATTTTGACTACAATATAAACTGAAAGGATTACACATAATGACAAGACTTGTATTTAACCGAGACGGAGGCAAGACCGACGAGTACGGCCACATGATTGGCTTTAGCTGGCATATCCAAGGTGATGTGCTTGGCGGCCTCGTAGTGACGCCTACCGACACTCCAGGCATGTCTGTGAAGGTAGACAGTGGTATTGCAGCCTTACCGCGTAACAGTGGTGGCAAGATGTACCGCATTTACTGTGGACTAGACGCGCCAGAAACTCTAACTATACCAACCGCTAACACGAGCAACCCGCGTATCGATACTGTGGTGCTCTACGTTGACATGAAGGTAGCACCGACAACCGGTGTGACCAACAACAGCAACAACATGTGCAAGCTTATGGTTGTTCAAGGTGCGCCATCAAGCAACCCACAAGGGGCGAGCGAGAGCCAAATACAGTCTGCCGTGGGCGCTGGCAACCCATTTATTGGGCTATCCAAGGTGCGCGTGGACGCTGGAGTAACGCAGATTGCCTTTAATAAGTGCGTCGACATACGAGACTTTGCATCACCTGGCTTTGTTGACGGCCGCTTTATGAAAGATAAATCAATCAACTTTAAGGGCTATGGCGATAGTAGTATCGGCCGCAACGCTATAGATTGGACACAATTTAATGAAAATAAGTATTCCACAAGTGAAATTAACACCAACAAAACCTTTATCGACGGCAAGCCAATCTACCGCAAAGTGTTCAGATTTAACACAACTGGCAATGGACAAGAAAACGGTTTTGCCGACGGTACATTTGCTATGGTGGATAGCCTCATTAATTTTGATGCTGTCCTTAACATGGCTAATGGTGAGCGCTATCCGAACGGTTACACCAACCCGGCAGCCCCGTCCTTGCAGTACTTCCAAGCAAAACTCGCAGTTTATAACGGTGTGCAACAACTCCGTTACAACACCCGGTCTGATGGCACAGCCCTAGTGATTATGGAGTACACAAAGAGATGAGCGAACTACAGCCAATGAATAAATACGAGGTTAAAGAGGCTATAGACGACGCCATACAAAAGCATGAGGCGCGCAAAGAGGGCAGCTTTGTGCCTATCTACGCGCTCGACCTGTACAAAAAGGACATTGAGGCGCAGATACGCGAGCTAGACGGCGAGATTAAAGACTTGAAAGCTGACGCAGCCGACGCAAGAGACCGCAACCGCTGGCTATTCCGCCTCGTAGTCGGGGCTGTGATCACCTCATTTATTCCTATCGCTATTGCGCTATTGAGCAGGGGGAGCGGGGGGTTGCTACGATGAGCAAGGTACGACACGTCGTAGAGTGGTTGAAAAGAGACAAGCTACTTAAAGCGCTATCAGTGGCTATGATATTTAGCCTAGCCTTTAGTGGCTACACTCTTTTTAAGAGCCTTACACTCCAGCCTGGCCAATCTGTCACTATAAGCGGTGGCGCAAAGGTCGAAAAGCCAGTAACTAGCATCACCAACGCCCAAGTAGACAAAAACGGCAATCTAGTCGTCTACTACTCCGACGGCGAGGCTCGCAATGTAGGTTCGGTTATCGGAACGTCCGGTAAAGACGGGGCAGACGGTAGAGCACCAACCGCTACAGAAATTGCTGTGGCGGTAAAAGCCTACTGTATCACCAACCAGTGTTCAGAGTCGCCCACTAGCGCACAAGTATCCGCTGCTGTAGCATCATATTGTGCAAGCGGGAATTGTAAGGGGAGTGACGGTAAAAACGCATCTGACGAGCAGGTAGCCGCAGCCGTGGCGCGATACTGTGCGAACGGTAAGTGTAAGGGTGAGACTGGAGCTACCGGAGCGACTGGCGCAGCAGGCTTGAGCGGACTAAACGGGGCGAACGGCGCAGATGGCCAAAGTCCCGTGTTAGCTTGTGTGGATGTTAAAGATAACTCTGGCAATCAAACATCATGGATTGCCTGGAAATATCCAGGCGAGCAGAACGGCGCGTACAGGCGTTTATACAAAATCGACCACCAACCTAATTGCATAACAATTTAATTAAATGGAGGTTTGCAATGGAATTTGCAAAACAACTACTCAACAAACACACTAAACTTGGGCGCGCAGTCCGCACTGGCCTACAGGTCGTACTCGCTGTGTTGACCGCAGCGCTTGGCCTACTGGCTGTACCAGGGCTTGAGAAGCAACTTTTTGACCTTGGTTTTCTGCCGAGCATGGGCCTGTTTGCTACCTGGAGTGGTGCGATTAGCTACGCCTGGAACGCAGCAGAGGGCCTGTACAAAGCTTTTTACGCTGACGACGAGAGCACGGAGGCTAAATAATGGCAGTAGATGCAAACGCACAAGACTGGGCAAGCAAGCGCATTGGCATCTTTTTCCCTGCTGGACTGTCTGACAACACCGAAGGTGTGCTAACTGGGCAGTGTGTTAGCCTCATTAAGTGGTTTTTGGCTGAGATGTGCGAGAACGTACCACGGCCATTTGCTGCTCGTGGTGACGCCAAGGACTTTGGCAACACTCTCGTAGCACAGGGTATCGCTGATCGTGTCGGTGACCTGAAGCGTGGCGATATTATCGTTTGGCCATATGATGGCGGTGGCTACGGCCACATTGGCGTTTACATGGGTGATGGTACTGTGTTTGAGGAAAACGTAAGTGCTAGCGGCCAACGTACTGCTGATTACGGTGTAGGAACTGTCTACAGCGCTAATGTCTCACCAATCGACGCACCATGGCGTATCGGTGGCTACAACATTTACCGTGTCCGTAGCTACGTTGAAAACATTGTGCGCACTCGTGATCGCAGCGATGAGGTGAACTACCTTAACGGTTTGTATCACAGGGTACTTGGCCGTGACGTAGACGAAGGTGCAAAGAGCCACTATCTAAAGCAAATTGATGCTGGGTGGAACTGGCAGCAAATCGAAGAGGACTTGGCCAACTCACAGGAAGGCCGCATTGTGCGCCAACGCCGTGACGAAGAGGCAGAAGCCGGCCGCAAAGCTATCCAGAGCCAAATCGATGAGATTAACCGTATCTACCAGCGCGTATTAGGCCGTGAGGCGGACGAGGAAGGGCTAAAGCACTACCGAGGGCAGATTGCCCAAGGTTGGGACTACGGCGCAATTGAGCGCGATTTGCTAGCCTCTGAGGAGTACCGGCAGCGCCAAGAGGCTGTGACCCGAGCAGCTCACGAGGCCGAAGCCCGTGCAGAAGCAGAGGCGAAAGCCAAAGCAGCCGAGGAAGCCAAGGCCGCAGAAGCTGAGCGCCAAAACCGTGCCGCTATTCCTGAGCCTGAAACGCCAGAAACTCCAGCTGAGCCAGAAGCTAAAGAGGACGACAAGGCAGATGAAGACCACAAGATGCTTGTATCAATCCATAGCATGGTGCAATGGCTTGTAAACGCCATCCGTTCTATTTTCCATATTAAGTAGTTGTGTATATCACACTGCCATTGGTAAAATAGAGGTACGACGTTCGAGTTATTCGCCCCCCTATGGGTACGTCGCAGTCCTGGTTGTCTCGTCCTTTCTCCAACCAGGCAACATGCCCCGCCGTTTTGTTGTGTTTCCGGCGGGGCTTTCTATTGATTCGAAATAATCATGTGCTATAATTGAGCTAGTGGAAGGTTTCGGCCTTCCAAGTACCTTGGTTTCCACAACCACTTTACCCTCTTTTCAACCCCTGCTGACGTAGAAGACAGCAGGGGTTTCCCACTTTCTAGCCTCTGATAACGGTAAAGTGTTCTTCTGTGTCCACGTATACCGTGGCTTTATTTATATGGTGCTCGTCCATTTCGGCCTCTATTTGTTTGGCGGCGTCGCTGTAGTCGTACATGTCGACAATCTCGCCTTTCGACCTGAAATAAAGCACACCGTCCTTGTCCTCTACGTGAGGATACTCTGTAAAGCGCACTGTATGTAGCACGCCACGGCGTATTTGTTCTTTGATAGTCAAAGCTATATGTCCTTTCTGTTTACCTTTATGTTTCTATAGTACGCTAGCGTCGTGCATATTGCAATAGAAAAAGCCGACATTATTGCCGGCTTTGTTCATTACCTGTGGAAAACTACAGATAAGCTTTTGCTAGTAAGTATGTAGCAACGGCCATGATAATAACGCCGATAGCGCTACCAATGGCCTCTCCCTTCGATTCTGCTTTAAGAATCTTAAATGTATGAGTTACTCCGGTGAATATAGCACACAAGACGTAAAACCATACAAATACCTTTACCAAATCAAGTGTAATCGTCATTATATTTTCTCCGTGTAATTGCCGTGATGGGCTTTTTTATTTGTGTAGCCAAGCGCCGCAAGGACGTGTCGGCCGAGGTAGTGCAAGTACCGTACGGAGCCGTCTGACGCGTCCTGGCTCGTCTCATAAGGCCGTGTGGAGTGCGAAAGCTCCAGCGAGCCATCATACACCACCCAACCCCATTTGCCATCTTTAAACTGCTTTATTTGGACGTTTACGTTGCTTTGCGGCTGCTTAACGTTAGCGGCAGAGAGGGGGTTGGTATACATACTTAATACCCGCTTTGCCATATCCGCACATTGTCTGTTGTCTACCATTCCTAAAACTCCGGTATATTGTCAAAGTCAACTGGCCCATCAAATTCATCTGTCGTTGGCTCTTCTGGCTTTTTATCAATTGATGCTAATAGTTGCTCGAGTGTAGCCCCTTCGATTCGGTTTGCTACCTCTTTTAGCTTTACCACAGTTACCTTGCTTGGGTCGAGCACAGCACCCTTACCACCAATAGCAGCACCAAGGATAGCTTTGCGGTCTTCATCGCTCGTCACACCCTTTGCGGCGAGTCGCTTGCTTACTGCTACAATCTGGCGCACACTAGCCATCGCTGGCTTTTGCGGCTTTTGCGCAACCTCTGGTGTCTGGCTGTCCGGGTCTTCGTCGCCCTTGCTGCTAATATTAAATTGGCGCATCAAGTAGTATTTTACGGCTGCTGTTGCTGCCTTATTTGTGGCCTTATCGCCGTAGTCGGCTGCCTCACCCTGCCACTTAACGACAAAACGATCGTCTGGCTTGTCGGCGTTTACCACTGTAAATTCAAAGTGACATACAGTACTTACGCCAGAACTTCCACGGCTAGTCGTGATAGCACTACGCTCCTGCTCGACCATGCTTGGAATAAGTACGACACCATACTTGCTGAAAAGCTCACGGAACTTGCCCGCGATGGTTTCGTACTCGATATATTTATATTTTTGTTGTTGGTTGTTGCCGTCTTTGGCAATAACCCCAATCTCGCCAGTTATCTTGGCAAGCTTCTGGTAAAGGTTTAGCTGTTGTGTTTCAGCCATATCTTGTCCTTTCGTTTTATATTACGTTTCTATTGTATATCAACGTCGTGCATAAGTCAAGCAAAATGGCTAGTTTTATTCAGCCATTTGCTCGATCCATTCTGGTAGCGGCTCGTCCTTATGCCACCGCTTCCATGTTGCAATAGTTGCCTTTTTCGTGTTCATTTTGTATCGTTTTTGTGATTGTTTTGATTTTTCTGCTAGCTTTTTGTAGTAGTTCGGGTCGCTTTCTAGCAGTGCTTTTGCTCGCTTTTGCCCTGGTGTCATTAAAACACCTCCTCATTATTGTTAGTGTCTATTTTGTAGTTTTCAAATACCGCCTCATACTCTTGCACCAGTTCAAACCTATGCTTGGTATGTATACCCCCAGATAGATATTTATCAACGATTCCTGCCGCCTCATCATAGCCGCAAGCAAATGTAGCGTAGTAGCCGCGCTTTAGTAGCTCCAGCAACATAGCCGCCTGCTCTTCATAGTGCCTGTTTGCCCAGTCGCCAGCCCTACGCACCTTATAGTCGCCCTCTCGCACCTTGCTGCCAGTCCTACGGGCGTACAAATGCACATCCTCACGCTTTAGCTCGATAAGGAGGCCGTGTAGCCCGTTTACCGGCTCTAATATCGTTAGGTCTGGATACCCGCGCCCACTCTGTAGTCGTTTGTTCTGTGCCGACTGCCCTATCGTCATCTTAAGGCCAGCAGCATAGTCTGTGTGAAAGACGGCAAACGGCCACTTAATCTTTATGTGGTCTGCTACTCGTGCGTGTATGCTCGCCTCTGCTTTTGCGCTTTTTGGCCTTCTCTGCATAGCTCTCCATCTCCTCTAGAATATATCTAGGCTTAAGGTTACTTGGCAATTTTTTCCAATTCAGTGACTGTTTGATTCGCTTTTTAAATAGTCGTAGATGCATTACTGTACCTCCAGTTTAAACACGCTTGTGTAGTTTTCTACATACTTGGCGTCGTTCAGCTCTTTAATCTCCTCATCGCTTAACACGCCAGACTCTTTAAGCTCTTTTACCAGCTTGTCCGCCGCTTTAACGTCAACAACACTGATAGAGTCCATAGCGTCCTCATCTAGGTACTTTTTGAGCGTTGGCTTGTGATACGCATACTTGCTAGCGCGGCTAGAGAATTTGAAAACGTAACCGTTGCCGGCGTCCAGCTCTTCATCGTCGCCCATCCGTACCAACATATCTTGCTTGATATGTTGCTTCATCCGCCGCGCCATCGCCTCCATCTGTGTTAGATATTCATAAGCGATGGCAGCAGCCTCTGGCGTGCTAGCGTCTAGTTCGCACAACTCGCCAGTGGCTTTGTTCACGTCTTGGATCATTTATAGCCTCCCCAATTCGTCTAGTATTTTATCTTTGAATATTTCAACGGCAGCATACACAAGTGTGACACTGTCGTCGTCAAATTCTTTAACAAAAGCCACTGTCTTGGCTTCTACTTCGTCCATGTCAATTTCGACGCCTTCCACCAGCTCTTGCACTTTGTATTTAGTCAGTAGCATTTGCCGCTTCCTTTGGTGTCGTATTAAGTTTGATATATTCGATCCAATTGTCTACCATCTCTTTGTGTTGCTTCGGTGTCTGGATCTTTATTTGGTAGCAAAGCGGGTCGCCATACTCGTAGTAGTCGCTGTCGGTGTATGTCTCCCATGTTTCGTCGTTAATCTTTTTCCACTCGCCATCGTCGAAAAAAGCAAACTCTTCAAATTCCGCGTGAGCCTCTTCAAATGTTGGCTTTTTGTTGAATGAAATGACCTTATTTACTCTTGGTATCTCATTGTCATACTCACTGTATTTGCTCAGTGACGATACAATATACTTACTCATACATTGCCACCTTCGTTGCCAAGATACCCATACGCTCGCGTGGCGTAAGCCCACCGCGCATACCGTACTCTACATCGCCAGTCATCAGTGCATCTGCTAGGCACTCACCCTTTACCGGGCACTCCGCGCAAATCTTACGTGCATCATTGTAGTTATTGTACCCGTTGTACTCATCAGCATACGCTTTGTTGGCCGGAAAAAATGCTTCCGGGTCTGTTTGTGCGCATAGTGCGCTGCCTCGCCATCTCTCACTCATCGCTACCGCTCCCGTCTTCGTTGAGTGTGTCAAACAGCTCATTTGCTGTCACTATAGTAAGATGCGGCGCTGTGCCAGCCATTAGCGAGCTACAGCTTTTAAATGTTTGGTCGTTTGTCATCGTAACCTTCCTATCATGAATATTTTTATATCATCGAGAAAAGCCGGCGCATTAATATCGCCGTCTTTACCGTCATAAAGAACATCGTTTAGATTTTCAACCGTCCATTTACGGATAATCTCCATAATCTCGTCTGCCTTCATGCCGTTGTTGGTCGACTTGTCGAGCACTTCTAAAATTTGCTGTTTCATTCCCACTCTCCCATCTTTTCGCCATAGTCAATTGTTAAATCTATAGCTTTTTCAATGTCTGTGATTGCTTCAGCTAGTTGCTTTCGGTAGTACTGCGGCAGTGAAAGTTCTTTGATAAGCCAGTCCTGTACTTCGCCAAGTAGCGCTACTGCCTGGTCTACGGTCTTTACGCTGTCTTGGCCGTCGCTGCTTTTTGAATCTTCAAGCACTTTTTACCCTTTCTACGTTGGTTATACGGTATGAATATATAAACCCGTGTTGCTTTTCTAGTTTCTTGAGCGCTTCGCGAGCGCCTTCCGCTTTTGTGTTAAACTCTCGTGGTTTATCGCGGTGGCGCTTGCGAAACATAATAGTGTAGCAGTACATTACATCTTCACTTGCTTTGTAATGGCGTTACGTACACCAGCTGTGTATCGTTTAGCCTGCACACTATCGAGCCGGCGATTGATGGCGTCCACAATAGCCTCACGGTCGCTAATCTCTGCCAGCATCTGGTCTTTGTAGGTCTGTAGTTCCTCTTCAGGTAGCCCATCCACAACCTCTTGCATTTCAAGCATGGTGTCTTGCACTGGCTCGCTCTCTGGCACTTGCCAGTCGTGCGGCTCAGGATGTTCGCCCTTAACGACTGCTCGTGGAATTGCAAACGATTGTACGCCGTCTCCCAGGGCTGCGCTGTTACGTTCAGCCAGCAACTCCTCAGGTGATGGTGTATCAATCATCATGTCGTTGTATTGCCCAATGTGTTTTTTGTACTCTGTCATACTTTCCTCGGTTTCATGTTTACAGTGTCCGCGCAAGTGATCACTCAATGTGTCGAACTGCGCCCATTTGTCGTTTGTTTCTTGCCCTAATTTTGGTGTGTTGTAGTTCATTGTTCCCCTTTCTACTTCTTTGTTTCAAGCTCTTCTACTGCCAATGAAAGCATGTTTCGTGCTTTATCGATATTATCGATAGCGTCTGATACATATTCGTTGGCACTTTCACCGTGTAGCTTGTCATCTATAAGCTCCAGCGCCTCTGCCATGTAGTATAGCTGCTCTCTGTATACCTTGAGCTTTATCCTAATCTTTGCTTTGTTTGATGCCACGGTTAATCTCCAGTGCTCGCTCGTGCACCTTGCGCTTGTGCTCTTCCTTATCGAGCCGCATAGCTTCCTTGATAGCGTCAAATTCGATCTGCGCCTTTTCCTTGGCAGCGCGTCGCTTCTCGCGCCATGCTGCGTACTTTGGGTTGCGCTTCGCAATGTAGTCTGAAACTGTCATACAGATGTACGTGACAACAAACAGCACTACAAAGAGAAGCACTATTGGTGAGGCCAGCAACGGCAAAAAGAGGATTGCTAAGATAATAATCAGTAACGGCATATTATCGTACCATCTTACTTGCGATCCTGTCGTTTACGTCGCACTCGCAGAATAGCCAAACGTTAAATGATGCGGCTGCGATGAAAAACACAGCCAAAATGTTAAATTGTATGATTGCCATGTAGGCCAGCGTAAGTGACGCTGCACACCCGACTATAGCGGCGATTTTCCCGATAGCCGCAATTACTTTAGTTTCCATAATTACTTTATCCTTTCTTTTAAAAGTTGTTTTAAAACCTGATTGTTAAGTTTCAAAGTTCGTCTTGCTCTCGCCCCGTTTGCTTATGTACTTATCATAGCGCAACGTCGTGCATAATACAATAGAAAATACCGACTTTTTGCCGGTATTTTTCTATAGGCTGTGGAAAACTTTTAGCCTTGGATCAGGCGCATCTTTTTACCTCTGATGGTGTTGCCCACCTTCTCCTCTTCCTCTGCGCCTTGAACAAAGACGCGGACGTAGTCCACTTTCATCTCTTGAGGTAGCATCTCCGCCAGGCCAGCAATCCAAGGCCCACGAAACTCTAGGCCGACGTGTGGCTGCCATTCAATGTCAAATGGTTTGACGCCCGTCATAATCTGGCCATTGATAGTTTCACCTGCTACGATTTTTTCCAGAACAACCTCGCCGTCGTAGATAAACTTTATGCGATCCTCTTCAATTGAGAAGGCATACGTGTGAAAGCTGTCTACGCCAATAATTTGCTTTTTAAACGTGCCGGTAATAAAGCTACCGCGAGCTGTACCGCCACAAACGTACTCACAAGCAATAAAACTACCATCATCTTGCGGTGATGAGGTAATAGTAACCTCCATACGCTTTAGCCAGCTGTCGTACTCTTTTGGAATTGTCGGCACAAGTTTGAATGTCGAGGACATCCACCTTGATTTGGTCGGCAGCGCCATGCGCGCTTCAAAGTACAGGACACCTGAAAACTTTTTGACGCTTTGGATAGCGGCAGAGAAAAAATCGTACGCTGTGCCATTGATGACTTTGCCGGTTTCTTTTGTCGCCTTAAACACTACCGCGCCATCTTCTATGCGACCGTTAGTGTTAAAGTTCATATACGACTTGCGCTGCGTTACAATCTCGCCGCCTTCAATCGTTCGCCATTTTGATCTGTCTAGTGTTGGTGCTTTAAATTCATCATTAAACACGGGAGTGTACCCGTTTGTTTTCCAGTTAAAAGCTCCGTCTGGTATATCCATTTCGTTACTTTCCTTATTGAATACTAAAATTATTAAATGATACCATGCTCATATAATAACCGAACCAATACAAAACAGCCACCCCCGCATAGTGGCTGTTTCATTGTGTTTTTTGGCTATCTATTTACCCAGCGACTCGTATACCTGTTTGGCATACACTGCGCGGTTACCTTCGAGCCCGTAGCGCTCCCACTGCTTAAATCCGAGCAGGAGGCCTTGCGGCGTTTCATTAGGATCGCGCAAGCGGCCCGCTAGGCTTGGATACCCGCCCTTTGCGGCGTCCCGTGGCATTTCTACGTTTACAGCCCATATGAGCTGTTCACGCAAGCCACAAGGCATATCTACACGCCTACCAGGATGCCATTGCGCCAACCCGTCTGCTACTCCGCCATCGCCTCGTACACCACATGGTGTTACGTAGCTTTCAGCGATAAAGTTGCCGACAAGGTAGGCTGCGCCCATCTTGGTGAGTCCTAGCTCGCGTAGGATAGCCAGCGTCTCATTGATACGAGCCACTGACACCTTGGCGTGTGGCGAGGTGGATACTGTCCACGCTTTAGCTTCCGCCTCCGCTGCTAGCTTGGCTTGCAAGGCTGCCTGCTCTTTAGCTTGGTTTTCTGCGTCAATCTTGGCTTTAGCCTCTATTTGTTGGCGCGTCTCCACTCCAAGCTTTTCGAGCCGCTTGGCTATCTGGCCTTGCTGCTGCTTGCTTTCTGGCGTAGCTTCGTACTTTGTCGATGCTGCCGATTTGTTGATGTGAGGTACTGCCATTAAGGCTAATAGTATTGCTATGATTCCGGTAGCGGCTTTCACCCCGTCCGTCATCCTTTCCCACCTATAATTGTTCTTCATATGGCACTAGGTGATTATTTTTGTGCCTTCCATAGCATAGCAGCTGTTTGGAAGGCTGCAACAGCGCCCAAGAATGTAGCGGCGTATACCATGAATTTAGGAACTGGCACAAACCATACTGCGATACCGAGTGCGAGGCGGGCTACCAAGTCAAGGATGGTAAGGCCCTTTGCAAATGGTTTTGTAACCTTATTAATAATATTTGTATTTGTTGTGTTAGTGTTTTTAGCCATTGATTTTTCCTTTCTCTTTAATCTTTAGCTGGTCTTATAGTAGCATGCACGACGTTGAGAGTCAACACTTTTTTGGGAGATTTTTCGGGTAGGTGTACATTGTGATAAACGGGGGGTTTATCAAAATAAACGGGTAGGTGTACATTGTGATAAACGGGGGGTTTATCAAAATAAACGGGGGGTTTACGAGAATAAACGTATTAAGGATAGGATAGAGGCTTGGATACAGGATTGGACTTTAGGATTGGATATAGGCCAGGATTTACTAACGCGCTCACTTCGTTCGCTTGTTGGCGACGTGGTCGCCGAACAAAAAAAACGGGCGCAAAATGACAAAAAGCTGTTGCATGTTATTCTTGAACGTGCTATACTGAAAGTGCGATGGACGAAGCAATAATGCAGGGACAAATGCCGTCTACCGTCTATCGCAAGCATTATTGGGTAGACGGTATTTGTTTCTAGAAAAGGAAAATACAAAATGACAAAACCAAACCTAACAATTGCAGACATTCTCACCTGGATCTTTGAAAACAGGGACGATGCAGACTCTATGGACTCGATCAATAAAATGACGTTTCCATTCACTACACGTTACAACGACCTTTACGGCAAAAAAGGTAAATAGCGATGCTTAAATCAATCAATATTGACTTATTTCTGAGTGGACAAGCGATGGCACACGGCCGCAAAAGCACACTCACGTGTGTAGCCTTGTATAAATTGATTGAGAAACACTCACAGCAACACGGGTATTGCTTTGCTAGAAATAGCACACTAGCCGCTGAGCTTGACAAGAAAACATCAACAATCAAACAGTATCTTTGGCTCATGAAAGAGAGCGGGTGGGTTACTGTAGATTACCACATGGAAGGCAATTCACTTGTGCGGGATGCTATACACCCAGTGTTGAAAATTGATTTTGAAAATGCTACAGCAACAACAGCAACCGGCCAAGTCCTTACAGAAAAGCGGAGTGTCGTTAAAGCACAAACATCTAAACCGCGTGGCAAAGAGGCAGAAATTGAAGCTGAAGACCTTTCAGACGTTATTGCTGAAGAGGCAACTATGCCTGTACATACCGCAGAAGAAACCGAAGACAAAGCAGAGACATGCGACAAGGCAGATCATAATAAAAAGCCCAGTGGTTTCATCAAAGAGTATCGAGAGAACCACAAGAGAGAAGAACGGGACAAGTCCTTTATAAAGGCTAGTGAAGATCAACAGTGGGCGTATATCGAGACTTTGCGCAAAAAAGGTGACTTTGCGGCAGCTGCCCGTTTTGAGGAGATGATGAGCGAGAGTAGCGTAGAACCGCAAGAGCAGCAAGACGTTGAGCCACTACCAGCAGCCACTACTGCTGATGAGCTTTTGCCAGAAGAAAAGCCGGTGGTCACAAACAGAGAAAAAACCCGCGAGCTTACTACAGCCGAACAATGCGCCCTACAAACAAAGAACATCGAAGCCGACAATTACGACCGCCGCGGCAATGTCGTTGATGATGACTTGTACCATAAGCTTAAGCTAGAGGTGATCGCTGAATCAGACGCACGAAAAGCTGAAGAGGAGGCAAAGAAACAACCAGAACAGTCCGCAGTACAGCAGATCGAGGCTAACACTGGCAACACTAATAGTACGGTAGTAACAACTACAAGCAGTAATATTGCTACGACTAGCCCGTACGGAGAGCTTGCAACGCCAATGACCGGCACACGTAAGAACTACGACCCGGCAGAAAAAGCATTTTATGAAGCAGCAAAATCGCTTGGCGTAACAATCACAAACCACAACCAGGCCCGCAAGTGGGTAAAGGAAGTGGTACGGACTCGTGGCCTAGAGTCGGCGGTAAACTACTTTGACTTTATGCGCATCGCCTTCCCTAGATGGCAGTATGAGTTTAAACCAACAGTTAAAACAGCATATGACCTTGTAACCAAGGCGGCACAGATTGAGCAACTTATACAGAGACAGAGAGAGGAGAAGGCCCGCAAGATTGATTATGACAACATAGACTTTTACGGCGACGCAAAATAAAATAAACCAGTAACAAATAGGAGAAAAACACAATGCCTAAATACCAACTAACCACCTACGACGGTAAAACCTACACAGTACAAGAGGATGACCGCGAGAAGGTAAATAAAATGATCAGCTACTTTGAGCTTATGCCAGTAAAGATGGCAGATGGCACAACGGAGCTATTCGCCAAAAACTCTGTCCAACACATGAAGATGGTGCAAGAGGAGAGTAAACTACCACCAGAGCAGCGCCTAGCTATGGGCGATCAGAAGGACAACCGCAGCGAAGGGCCAGAAGCTGAAGCTAACAGGGCTTGGCGCGATGAGTGCGGGCACGATTACAAGCGTATGGCTAATAAGCAAGAGCGTGACGCTTTTATCAAAAACTGGCTTGAGGAGAACACCCAACAATAAAGTTGGGTTTTTCTTTAAAAAAGTGTTGACTTTCTAACGTCGAGCATATATACTGAAACTATCAACAACTTAAGGCGAAAGGACAATAGCCAAATGAGTATTATCAACACAATCAAAAACTTTATCAGTCGGCGCAAGCAAGCACAGCAAGAGTGGGACGATGTAGACCAAATGTTAAACGAAGCGCTGGTAGACACTTACTTGGAGAAGATGTAACATGTCGGGTAAAACTGAAACTACAGTAAAAGCAATCCTTGAAGCACGCGACAACAACGGTACGTGCAAGCACTGTGGCCGTAAGATCCAGCTTTACAAGTACAAGATCACACCAGCTATGGTTTACATGCTGAAGGATATGGGGCGCATTACAGTTCGCCAAGCAGCAGAACACCAAAGTAACCCGCGCCACATTGACTCTGGCGAGATTGACCGGCCATTTTCTGTACGCACACAGATGACCAAATTGCGCCTCCACGGGCTAGTAGCAAAAGTAAAGGACGCTAAAGGCAAACATATCCCACGTACCTGGACTGTAACAAAGAAAGGCTGGAAGTTTCTCGCCGGCAAGCCAGTACAGGCACGCGTAACTGTTTATAATAACACCGTGCTTGGCCATTCTGGCGGCCTGTGTGTAATCGATCAAATTGCCGGAGCATCTGGCGACTATATCGTAGAGCCTATTACTGAGGATGAGAGCAAGCAGCTAACAGCCACAAAAGGCCAAGCCGCTAAAGATAAAGCCAAAGAACTAGGTTTGTGCTAATATACAGATAAGGGCCGTGCAGCTTGTCCCACGCGGCCCTTATCATTTAGGAAAGGACACTATGAAGATCGAGCACATCAATATAAACCAACTAAAGTTTGACGAGAGAAACCCCCGCATTATCGATAAGGATGAGTTTGCGGGGCTTGTGTCGTCTATAAAGACGTTTGGCCTCGTCGACCCTGTCATTATCAATCACGACAATACAATCATTGGCGGCCACCAACGTACACGAGCCGCCCAAGCTGCCGGCCTTATTGATGTGCCATGTATCCGCCTAAACCTAGACGAGCACGACAAGATCAAACTAAACGTATTATTGAATAGCCAAGCTATTAGCGGTCGTTATGACGAGCTAAAGCTTGAAGAGATTCTAGACGAGCTAAAGTTTGACCAAGACTACCTGGAGTTACGGCTAGATAAGCTAGAGATTAAAGACTTAGACACCGAACGGCTCATATCACCAAGCGGCACGAAGCTAATGCCTGAGTCTGTCATAGATGGGCGCAAGCTAGACTGGATCAAAAGCGATGAATTGTGGGCAGAGTCGGGAGTAGACACCGGAGAACGTAGCCCCACGCTGTACCAGACGCTGTATGAGTGGTTTTGTCCGCAAGGTGGACTGATTATGCATCTTAACCCAACAAACGGCGCACCGGGCCTTGTAGCGGCTAAAAACGACTACAACTTTATTGGCTTGCAGGCGAACGATGCAGACCTAGAGGCCGAAGCGGCCGAGATACTTACGCCAAATGATGGCGGGCTAGCCTACGTGAATGGCGACATTACCGGCTACTTTATCGATCACCCCGACCAGACAGTAGACTTGGTACTATACGACATGAACACAGAAGATAAACATAGCGACCTACTACTGTCTGACCTAGCAAAGAAAATGAAGCCTAACCGCTTTATCATCGCCATCGGCAACTATGAGCGTGCAGATGCAAAGAACGGCGGCGCAATCAACGACGTGCCGTACCTCACTAAAAAATATATCGATGACTACAACGGCCAAGTCGACCTATATAACCACATTGTCTTCATAGAGAACACAGACACGAGCAAGTACGCAGCCAAAAACTTTAACAACGTACGCAAAGTGGCCCGCATACACACAGACGTAATGGTATACACTAATGGCGATCCGGATAAAGCGATTGAGGACTTTGCCGTTATAGACTTTTCCACAGATGAAAAGTAAAAAATCTTTGTAATTTATATTGTTTTTCGTCGTGCATTTGCTATAATAAGAGCAGATAAGTAAAACGAAAGGATACTAAACAGGACGAGAAACAACTATTACACATAACACAACTAAACTTGAACATTAAAAATTAGGAGTAAAGACCATATGGCCAATTTACAAAACCGTATCGAAGACCGCAACAAGGTAATGCGTGCAGCTATGATGTACATGGCATGCGAAGCTGCTCGTACTATCTTGCTTGAGCAAATAAACAACAAAAACAGCAAGGTTGATTTGACCGCAGAAGACATTGTAGACCTTGCAATCATGCAAAACCGTGCGACTTGGGCACTTGAGGCATCTCACGTCATTGATGATATTAAAGCAGACTTGAGGAAGCGCAAGAAAATCCAAAAGCTCGCACTTGAACAGCAATAGTAAAACAAAGGGGGTAAAGTGGAAGTAGACCCAAAGATGCGCGCCCTCATGCTGATCGTAGCAGACACTGTGATTGAAGGCTTTGGCAAAGACAAGAACGACTTGCCAGAAGCAACAAACGCAGAAGAGTTATTTGAACAGCTGATGGCGTACACAGCAGCGAACGGACGCGAGGCAGTAGCCCGTGTGCGACGCGAAATTGAACAAATAAGAAAGGGGGCAAATGATGGCAACAAATAGCCAAGTACTAGACATTCGCGACGGCCTCGTAAAGTCGGGGCTGGAAATTACAGACGCCGAGCAGCTCATTAAGGCTTACGGCGCACCATTCACTGAGGTTGGCGAGATTCTCGCTACTTACAAAGATATTGTCGTAACTGACGTATCGCAAAAAGAGGAGATGCAGAAGGCTCGCAAGATGCGGCTTGCACTCCGCGGCCAGCGCGTGAAGATCAAAAAGACACACGACTTTCTGAAGGCTGATGTGCTGAAGCAGTCAAAGGCAATCGATTTTGTAAACCGTGAAGCAGCCAAGATCATCGGTAAGGCTGAGAAATATCTCGAAGACCAAGAGAAGTTTGCCGAGAACTTGCTGAAAAAGCAGCGCGAAGAGAAATTGGCAGAGCGACGCGCCAAGCTGATGATGTACACAGATGACATTAGCTTGTACGAGCCAACGCTTACAAGCTTGAGTGATGAGAAGTTTGAGCAACTACTCGCACAACTGAAGCAGGCAAACGAAGACGCCAAGGCAGCAGCAGAGGCTGAAGAGGCCAAGCGTAAGGCAGAAGCTGAGCGCGCAGCTAAAGCGGAAGCAGAAGCCGCAGAGGCACGACGCAAGCAAGCAGAAGCTGAGGCAGAGGCCGCACGACTCCGCGCCGAAAAGGAAGCAGAAGAGCGTGCCAAGGCTGAAGCTGAAGCTAAAGCGGCAGAGGAAGCTCGCAAGGCAGCAGCAGCGCCAGACAAAGAGAAGATCATGGCCGCTATCGACGCTATCGAGTTTAAGGTAGAGGGCCTTACAGACCTACAGGCCATGGAGTTTGCCGAGAAGATCGCGCAGCACCTCGAAACAGTCAAAGGTAACTACAAGATCAAGGCAGGCAATCTATGATGATCAGTGAACTTGAGCATCAATTAGCTGACATGGGGCTTAAAGTTCGTGCCAGTGAGGATAACCAATACTACTATATCGATGATTTAGACAATAACAGCTATGCGTATATAGATAAAAATAACAGGTTTCTCATTGATACCGACACTAACTGGTTTAAGGATTTGCAAACCAAGAAACGCAAGCGCCTGTTTAATGTCCTCATGGAGTTTGCCGCCACACCTCTTGATAAGCGACAGAACACAAAGTATTACGTAAGTGTTGAGTATCAAGGTTACTTTGGCAAAAATCGTGTCTTCTGGGTGTCTGAGTATAATACATTCGCAGAAGACTATGAGCTTTCATCGAAGTACCAGGACGCTGCCAAGCTCGAAGAGGGAGTGGCCGAAAAGATAATAGGCATGCTACCGCCAATAGCAGTGATTAAGAAAACAAAAGTAGTCGTAGATTAGAAAGGATAAACAGAATGGCAAAAGGTTTTAGCAAAGCAGTAGTCATGGGTAATCTGACCCGTGACCCTGAAACGAAACAAACAAACAGCGGGCACAGCGTAACCGGCTTTACGCTCGCAGTGAATGGTCGAAACGATGATGTTGCGTACATTGACTGTACAGCCTGGAATAAGGGAGGTGAGACAATCGCGCAGTATCTCCACAAGGGTGACGCGCTGCTCGTATCTGGCCGACTTAACCAGAGCCGCTGGCAAGACAAGGATGGTAACAACCGTAGCAGGATCGATGTGGTGGTAGATGAGTTTGCCTTTATCGGCGGCAAGAACAATAGGGATGGTAGCAGTACACAAACAGCACCACAAGCCAACTATAATGAGCCAGCGCCAGTATCTGACATTAACATCGCAGACATTCCATTTTAACAAATAGGCAAAACAAACATGGAATATGAGACAGTAGAGATAAAGTACCGCGACGAGGAAACTACGGGCATCGGTATACCAGCTGGCGTGTGGGTAGCGCGCCGGCTGAGTAACGGCGAGGTATTTAGCTACGGTACACTCGAAGGCTTAAAACAAAAGGCGGTTGCACGACGTTACAACTATATCGTCTACCGCAAAGATAATAAGCTAGGTGGGTATATCGCAGACGAAGTATTTGACTGTACAAAAGGGGTACTTGGCAAAGACTGGCACAAAGTGTAGAATATTGGTAGCTGTGTGTGGGCGCAGCTGCCAGATTCCTCCTTTATGATGAGACGCAGCGATTGTTGCGTCTCTTTCTTTTGGTGTATAATGTGACCATGGCAACAACGAAGAAACGCGGCCTAGATGCAAAAAGCGACACTGAGACGAAAGTGCCGCCAGTTAAGCATCTAGATATAACAAAAAACAACAGAAACGACTCCGAGATAACGGACATGCGGCTTGAGATGGTGCTAACGCAGATGTTGAACGGTGCACGCACATCAATCATCAAGCAGACGATCAAGCAGCAATGGGGTATTGGCGAGCGCCAAGCCCAAAAGTACATTGCAGCAGCTAAAAAGCGCATCAAGGCCTCGTATGACGAGCAAATACCAGAGTTTGTACAAACGCAGCTTGAGAAGATAAACCACGTGTACTACGAGTCTATGAAGAATGGAGAAAGGGCAAACGCACTAGCAGCACTAAAGCAAGCCGCACAGCTTGTAGGGGCTGAAGCACCGACCAAGTCGGAAACAACAGTAAAAATATCTGGTGCGATTAAGGGCATGAGCGATGACGAACTTACAAGAATCATCGAGGGAGTTGCTGGAACTGAAAGCAGCAGCAGCGATGGAGCTGATCGAGCGAAGAGCAGTCAATGACTTTAACTACTTTGTGAATCATGTTTTCGCCCTCTCATTCCAAAGCGACTTTGTGAGTGGGCAATATGTTGCTGATGTATGCGAACACATGGACAAACACCCGTACGCTATGTACATTACAGGCCGTGGCCACTTTAAAAGCACGCGCCTATACGCTCGTCTCATGTGGCACTTATTGCGCTTTAAGAGAGAGAAACGACGCAGCCCGGTGGAGGGTTGGTATTTTAGCTACAATAGCGAGCTTGCAGCCTACCACTTATCCAAGGTACGTAGCCTCGTAGCCATCAATCCATTTTATTCAGAACTTACCAACTACAAGAGCCAAACAGACTCCGTGCTTGGCTTTGCGAAGGTAGGCCCAAACCAGACGCTAGACAAAGCGCCCAAGTTTCTCGTAAAGCCCGCCGGCCTCCTCGCCTTTAAGCGCGGTATCCACGCTAACCTTATCTATGTAGACGACCCGCTAAAAGACCCCGAGAATAAGCTGAAGCCTACCGTTATTCGTAAGATCAACCGTATCGTCTCTACCGAGCTACTGCCTATGGTGAACAAAGGTGGTGAGTGTTACGTAGTAGGTACGCCACAGACAAACGATGACTTTTTCTTTGATAAGGGATTGAGCACGCTGTTTGCCCAATGGTTCACGCCGGCCATCCTAGACTGGAAAGCAGAGAAGGTGCTATGGCCAGACTTTTACACGTTTGATGACCTTATGAAGATTAGGGCCGCGCAGGGCGACAAGACATTTAACCAGGAGTACATGGCGCAGCCCGTCTATAACGAAGACAGTTATATCAACCGTGAAGCCCTAGAGAGCGTGAGCACTGAGCTATGCTGGAAAAAGCGAGATTGGAATAAGGTGCTAGCCGACGCTGTAGTTGTAGGCGGCTTTGACATTGGCAAGAAGCGCCACCCAAGCCACCTGGCGCTATTCATCAAAAAGTACAGCGAAACAGAAGACGGTGACGAGATTATAAGCTACCGCCAAATATACTCATTCTGGATGGACGGCTGGCAATACGAGAAGCAGTATAAAGAGCTAAACCAGATATGCGAACTATTCAATGTCTCTAAACTGTACTATGATAATACTAGGGCTGAATTTGAGGGATTTGCTGAGCAGGGATTACTAAACCCTGTTATGGAACCAGTGACATTAAACGCCAAGAACCAAACAAAGATGGCCGCCAACCTAGATATGCTCATAACCAACAACCGTATCAGTCTTATCAATGAGCAAAGGCAGACGAGCCAACTCCTCATGGTAGACAACGCTTTGCAGGCGCTCGAGTCTCCAGAGGGACATGGTGACTCATTCTGGAGTATTTGTATGGGTATCTCTAATGAGGATGAGGGCGATATTTGGATTCGCTATTAACAATAATAGGATGATAAGCTAATGACCAATAACAAAGGATTATTGCAAAGGGTGTACGACGCAGTACTAAACCGGCAAGAGAAGCCGGCGGAATCACGCGCCAACTACCTGAGCGATGACGGCGGAGTATATTCGTACAACGCTGGTATGCCATCATTCCAAGGTGGCAAAATAAAAGAGTACAAAGACAAAGCAAGCCAAGTCACAGCCAACAAAGGCTGGGTTTTTGCTGCTAACGACTTTATCGCTGAAGCTTTCAGTGGTGTTGAGTTTCAACTCGTGAAGACAGACAGGAACGGCAACCGTAACACGATTACCGAGCACCCTATACTTTCTTTGCTACAAAGCCCAACAGACAGCCAGCACGGTATGCAGATGCTATACCTCCACGCTAGCTACCTAAACATCAACGGCGAGAGCTACATTGTGCCTACGGGCGAGAACACTGAAATGCGTGGCCTACCAGCAGCGCTTACTGTGTTACCTGCTCACCTCGTAGAGTACAAGGTAAACAAAGACACCGGTGATGAGATTATGCGCTACGGCGACTACTACTGGATGAACACAGACACAGAGCGCCAATTTTACCGTGACTACCGGCCAAACCCGGCTAGCCCGCGTAATGGTATGTCGGTTATCCAGGCCGCAGCTGGTGCAGTAGATACTGATGATAAGGCTGTAGACTATAACCAGCGCTTTTTTGCCAATAGCGCACGGCCTAGCATGATCATCGAGTCTGAAAAGCAGATGACAGACGTAGCGTTTAGGCGGCTAAAACAGCAGCTTATCGAGTTTTACAGTGGTGGGCAAAACGCTTATGTACCAATGATCCTTGGTGGCGGCGCATCTGCCAAGCAATTCGTTTTGACCCAACGCGATATGGATTTTCTAGAAGGCCGCAAGTTGAGCCGTGACGAGATACTGGCGATGTTTCGTGTGTCTCCAGCGCTGCTTGGTATGATCACGTCGGCTAACAGGGCTAACATGGAAGCGGCAGAGTATCACTTTGCCAAGTATACATTGTTACCACGTGTCCGTGCCTTCTGTAACTTTATCAATAAGTACGTGATTGATCCGTTCGATCCATCGCTCGAGCTTACCTTTGTAGACTTTATACCGAGCGACTCGAGCGTAGAAGCTAGCGCCAACACAGCAGCCATCAATAACTGGATGACGGTTAACGAAGTGCGCAAGACATTAGACCTGCCGCCTATCGAAGGTGGTGACGTGCTGTACCGTCCGTCTGGCCGTGTAGAGCTAGGTAAGAGCGAAGAGAGCGAGCCAGAGTCAAAAGCTGAAGACAAAGAGCCTGAAGCCGCAGAGAGCGACGAGGGCAAAGAGCAAGGCAACAAAGAGCAAGACGACAAGAAACTAGCAGACGAAGCCAAGAAACGTGCCAGGCGAGAGCTAGCTATCATGCTGAAGCGCGCAGCCAATCAAAAAAAAAAGAGGGTAGAGAAGCGAGCCGCTGATAGATTCCAGCAAGGCGAAAAGCGGGTGGCTGATATGCAGCCACGGCTAGACAAGTACGAGGCAAGCTTTAGGAAGGCCGCTCGCAAGCACTTTGAAGCGCAGCGCAAGGCTGTGATTGACGAGCTAAACGAAGTAGAGGACGGTAACCGTAGCTTGGCCAAGCGTGACATTGACCCTGTCTATAAGCAGCTAGCGCTCATTATGAGCGATGAGCAGTGGGACATTAACTTGCAAGATGCGCTTATGCCGCTATATACCACGCTCATGAAAGAGCAAATCAAGGACGCCTGGGCGCAGCTGCCAAACTTTAAGCCGCCTAAAGACGTGCCAGCTGTCTCTGAGTTTGTGAAGCAGCGCGCACGCAAGATCGCAGTGGACATTAACGACGAGAGCCAGAAGCAGATACTGCTGACACTAGCCGAGGGGATCGACAAGGGCGAGAGCCGTAACGAACTACGTGCCCGTGTTGAGAACATATTTGGCGACATGAGCAGTAAGCGGGCAGACCGTATTGCCCGTACTGAGAGCGTACGAGCAGCCAGCCAGGCTGACATTTACGGGTGGGATGATTCAGACATTGTGACTGGCAAAGAGTGGCACACCAAGCTAGGTGACGCCTGCCCATTCTGTCAAAGCCTGAATGGCAAGATCGTGGAGCTGAACAAACCATTTGTGGAGCTAGGCGACAGGCTGGAAGTTACGACCACCAGCAAAGCAGGCAATCCTGTGACACACACGCTTAAGGTAGACTACGAGCCTATGGTAGGCCCACCAAGCCATCCAAACTGTCGTTGTGTACTCTTGCCAGTAATAGTTGACCAGTAATAGAATAAAGCTAGGAGATAAACCATGAACATTATTTTACGTAACAGCGTACCCCAATCAGTAGATGAAGATAACCACACCGTGCGTATCCGGTTTACTGATGAGTCTGTAGATAGCTATGGCACTAGCCTGAAGTTTGACGGCTGGGACTTTAAGCGCTTTATGGACAACCCAACCGTGCAGCTGGATCATTACAGCGACGCAGCAAGCAACATCGGCCGTGTACTCGAGATTATTCCAGTGCCCGACGAGCGGGCATACGATGCTATTGTGCAGTTCGACGTAGACGACATGAGCGAGTACGGCGGCAACTGGGCGTGGGGTAAAGTGTCGCGTGGCTTTCTCCGTACGTGGAGCGTTGGGTTTGAAAACCTGGTAAACGAAGGGCTTGAGTACCTAAAGAACCAACTCTTTGAGATTAGCCTGGTTGGCATACCGTCTAACACAGGGGCTACCACTCGTGCGTTGAATGATGGTAGTATATCTGAAGAGGAGGCAAGGGGCTTGATGAAGCGCTACTACAGCGAAGCACGCAAGCTTGAGGCAGCCCTCGACAATACAACAGCTAAACCAAAAGGGGCACGTATGAACAAAGAGGAACTACAAGCGGTAATAGCAGAAGCTATGAAACCATTCCAAGAGCAGCTAGCAGCTTTAGAAGAAAAGCTAGCCACCGAATTTGCACCAAAAGCAGAAGCCAAGACCGAAGAGGATACGCCAGCTGAAGCTGAGCCGAAAGCCCCGGCAGAAGCTACCGAAGATAAAGCGGCCACAGAGGACGCCAGCACAGAGGTAGACGAAACCGAGACGATCAGCGACGAAGAGGCCGAGCGCATTATTGCAGAGTTTGAAAAGGAATTGGCCGAAGATGAAGGTGATGAGTCATTAGGTTATTAAAGTAACGATAACAAAGGATACAAAGTAAATATGCCTTACACAAAGGAACAATTGGCCGCAGAGATTGAGAAGCGCCAAGCAGAGGCTCGCAAGCAGGCTGAGGCACGTGCTGCCCGACACGCCAAGATGACCGAGCACAACAAAGAAATGAGCGAGAGCGACCGAGGCCGCGCACAAACCCGTGCATGGTTCGACGCTGTCCGGACTGGTAACACGCAGGAACTACGCCGCATCGACAGCGAAGTTGCTCGCGAGTACGCCGACATTGACATTGAAGTACGCCGCATGGGTCACCGTGCAGACAGCCAGAACGTCACCACACAGGCTGACGGTGGTTACCTCGTGCCTACCGTCATTGAAAAGGCTATCGTCGAGAAGATGGTGGACGTTGCACCTATTCGGCAGTTTGCTACCGTTATCAGCAACGCACCTGCCAACCTCCGTGTGCCTGGCCAAGTTAGCCGGCCACAGGTAGCCTGGACGAACGAAGAGGCTGCCTACAATAAGACAAAGGCAACCTTCTCTGGGTTCGACATTGTCGCTAAAAAGCTTACCGGTATTGTGCCTCTCACTGAAGAGTTTCAGCAGGACGCAGCCGCCTTTAGCGTTGTTGAGCAGCTTTTGACCAAGCAGCTCGCTGAAGAGATTGCCTACCAAGAGAATATTGCTTTCTTGGCTGGTGATGGCACGACCAAGCCACGCGGTATCCGTACCCGCAAGA